CCGAGGACCGTCTCCAACAGGGAGGTCAGGGAAGTCAATCTTGGACCGTTGCTCGCTGGACTCCATCCCGTAGTTCCAGACAACGGTTACCACAATTCCATTGCCGCCTTTAGGAAGAGGTGCAATTATCATAACGCCGGCAGAGCTACTCCTTTTATCGTGCGTTCTGCGCATGAGTTTGTCAAGGAGGTCTGCCCAGTATCTCTGCCCGGATTCGATTGGAATGAAACGCTGTATGTTGCTTGGCGCGACAAGTTTGAACCTGAGAAGCAAGCACGCATGGATGCTTCACTTCATACGCTTCCAAACGCCAAGGTTAGGGACTACAGCTCCAAGGAAATTTTCGTCAAGGTTGAGGCTCTCTTAGTCGGCCACAAGCCTAATTGGGCGCCCAGGGTCATTTACAAAGGCACTGATTTGTATAATGCTATCTCTGGGCCCATTTTTAATGAATTGATGTCTCGTTTTAACGTTTGTTTGAACGGCACCAGAGGCAAATGGCAGATTAGGACCAGCTATAAGAAGACCCCTGACGAATATGTTCCATTCGTTGAGAAGTGCAAGGATGGGGAGTATTGGGCTGAGGCTGATTTTTCGTCGAACGACAAGTTTCAGTGCGCCGATGTTCAATTGCTTGAAGTTGCAATGATGCGCGTTCTGGGCGCCCCTGAGTGGTTCATCAGGTTACACATGATGACCAACAAGTTTCAAGTCAGGGACATCAAGAATGGCATTAAGGCAACTCTCGAGCACCAGTTGCCCACCGGAGCCACTGACACCACATTTCGCAATACGTTTTGGAACGGTTGTATTTTGTGGGCTGTTCTACTCAAGCTTCAACTCAAGTCGTGTCGTGCCTTGCTTATGGGCGATGACATGTTGGCTTGTCTTTCCGGCGAATCTCACTACCTTGCCAAAGTCTATGCTTCAGTTGCTGCTGAGGCTATGATGGAGGCGAAGGTGTTTCGCAGGGATTGTTTGTACCAGGCAACCTTTCTGAGTAAGTTGTTTCTTCCTAGTAAGCAGCATGGCTGTCATTATGTTCTCCCGCTTTTGGGGAAAGCTCTTGGCAGGTTCAATGCACGTGCTAACAAGAATTCAGCCGTTTCAGATGAAGGGTACATGCTTGGCAAGTCAATAGGTTATGCCTACGAGTTCAGGTACTATCCGGCTCTTCGTGATTTGTTTATTGATAGGGGAAAGAAGGAGGCCACTTTCATCAAGGCAGGCGCAAAGCTGTCTGGTGACGAGATCACGTGGAATTCTCGCACTGCAGGAGTCACATTGACAAACATCACTTCCAAGATCAACGCCCACGCTTTGGGTGGCTCGGTCTTGTCAGATGATGATTTTACTGCTTTTGTTTGGGAACGATACGGTCTTATGGGCTCTGAGGTTTTCGCTCTCTTTGAGCAGGTTGTTTTACAAAGAAACGTCCGTGAAGACATAGATGGGATTGTTGTTGAGAGGCTCTCGCAGGATTTCTTGTGAGGGTTGTCACCGTTACCTGGATGACTATTTGGCAACCGGTTTCCGAACCGTAATCCACCTATGCTGTCATGGCAAAAAAAAAAAAAAAAAAAAAAAAAAAAAAAAAAAAAAAAAAAAAAAAAAAAAAAAAAAAAAAAAAAAAAAAAAAA